CTTTCGTTCGTCTAGCTCTTCTAGTTTGCTTTTTTTATCTTTATTGCTTGTGTTGCCTTTTCTTATATCATCCATCTGGTCGTCTATTTCTTTAATATTATTATAAGAACTATTATATAAACTATTTATCTTTTTCAAGCCATTTAATTCTTGCTTTTGTATAGTTGTCATTTCCTTTTCTTGATACTTAAATTTAGCATCTGTATATTCAGTATTAGCTTTTGCCTTTTCGTCATAAAACTTATCTACATCTGCATTATATGTATCATTAGCTATAAATCCTTTTATTAGTGGAATAGTCCTTAGCATAGCATTAAAATCCTTATATTCTTGGCTTTCCTTGTTTCCTCCACTCACATTGTTATATATGTCTATTGGCATTCCTGCTATATTCACTATATCCTTTCCTAGATTTCCGAAATATCCACTAATAATATTGTCTACTTTCTTTGGTGAAACACCTAAATTGCCTAATGCCTTTGCTATTGTACTTGTATTCTCATCGTATTGATATTTAGGCGAACGATTTTGTAATGATTGTTTTACGATTGGTTGCTGTCTAAAGAAAGAATAGTTTGTAGCATTTTCGATAAGAGGTTGTCCACCAGTAGGAATTAATGATGTCGGACTATCTATAGGGGAATATGAACTTATCAATCTTTGTGCTAATCCATCAAATGCATCTGCATCTTTTGTTTTTATAAAATCTAATGCTCTTTCTGGAATTGTAGCGAATAATTGTCCTAGTCCCTGTGGCTTTGGTATCTTTATAGGTGTATCGCCTGCAAAGAATACCCAATATGTATCTTTCTCCCATTGTGGTATTTTCTCCATTTTTTCATCATCTTGCATTGCTCTGATAATCAATGAAGGAATTGTTAAATAAGCTAATGCTTTTAATGTAGTCGCAACAGGTCTTTCCTTGAAACTAGTAATCATTTTGTCAAGACCTTGTATGTTGGCATTCAAGAAAGCGATATATCTATTCAAATCCCTTGCTTGTATTCCACTACGTGAAAAATCAACAGTAATATTTCTGCTTTCTAATGCAGACTTCTTCAAGTCATTTGTTTTTTCTAATGTGCGTTTGAACTCTCCAACTCTTGTTCCTTCTTCCATCATATTTGAAATATTACCTACTACGTCTAAATATGTTTTTAATGGATGTTTAGCTGCATTTACTGTATTGTCTACCGCTCTTTTTAATTTAGGTTTGTTTCCATCTGCTACCTCTGGCAATATTCCTTTCAATGTATTTTTCAATGTTGTTCTCTGTGCATTAGTATAGCTTGAACCACTGCCACCGCTTTCCAACCATTTATAATATAAATCGCTTTTTCCTGCTATTTCAAATATTCCTCTAATTGTATCTACAAATGGTACAAATCCACTCTTAGAATATGTAGTTGCATCTAATGTATCTCTTATAGGGTTACGAAAAACAAATTCAGGCGAATGTGTAGCACCTGTTCTTAATGCTGTTGCTCCTCCGTTTAATAGTTTTAACAGTATATTTTCTTTCTTGCCTTCATTAGCAGGAGCAAGAATATCATATAGTTCCTTGTCTATTATTTCATAATGTACTGGTTTTCCTTCATCCATAACTGTAATAATATTGCCTTTTTGATTATATGCAGGTCTAAATATTGTAGTAAATACTTCGTCATAGTTTACGTCTTCTTGGTCTAGGTTTAACTGTTCTAATATATCCTTTATAGCATCAGTCGGCACTTTAGTTCCAACCATATCTGTAGGTACTCTATCGAACCATTTACCTGTTCCATCATAGGTATTAGCCAGATTAAATAAAGACTTATACGCATCATTCTTATCTGCAATCATCATATATGAATATGTATTTTTAATAATGCTTTCTAAAGGATTTATTATATCTCTTGTACTACCTTTTATATTCTTAGGTTTCTTAGATAGACTATCTTTGCTTTGCTTAAAGTTCTCATCCATTACTCTATAAAATGGTACATAATGCGGATTCGCTCTGTTATATTCTTTCAACGCATCTTTGCTAATAATGCCACTATTAACAAGAGTTTTTTGTAGGATTTGATTTTGGAATTTATATAAGTCCTTCGATGCATCTTGAAAGACTTTGTCGTTTTCATACAACTTCAATATTTCTTCTACGTCTTTCTTATTAAAGCCAGTTTCTATATCTCTATTCATTAGATCATTTGCTCTTAAAGCTGATAAATATGCTACAAATTCATCTACTCTATCTGACACAGGTTCTATAATCTCTTTTAGACTCTTGTCTACCTTATTTCCTTTGCCATCTACGATTCCATATTCCAACGCAACTCTAACCTTACCTGTTACGCCATTATTCAGCCTTAACAAACTATATGCATCTTTATTAATCGGTAATTCTTTACCACCTGTTATATCATTTATAATCTGCTTTAACGGGTCAAGTTCATCAACAAAATTCTTTCTAAAACTCTGCTTGAAATCTAATGCTTTTGATTTTACATTGCCCCATAAACTTATTCCCTCATCTCCAAAGTCAACATGACTAAGCACTCTATTAAGTGGAGATTGATTCAAATAATCATTTACCATATTACTTAGAGTTTCAATCTTATTTTTCATATCTGGGTCGTTATTTATAGCCTTTTCAAATGCTTCAAAATAGAACGGCGCAACCTTCTTAGCATATTCTCTATTAGTCATATAGTATCTTCCGAACTCTGCGACCCCTTCTTTTATCTTAAGTAAATACGGAGCTTTCTTAGGAGCTACAGCAAGATTCAATAATTCATTAGAAACCTTTTCGCCAGATGATAATCTGTATTTTTTATCTAAGTGATGGCTTAGTTCGTGCAATGCAACTGGGATATCATTTTTCTCTTTTATTCTGATTATTTCTGAATTATTTTTATATATTCCATATGCTCTTTCTCTAAATTTTCCTGTTCTAACTGGTACGATATCATTGATTAGCTTTTCCATATCTGATAATGCTGTTTTTGCAACAGTAGAACTATTATCTCTAGAAACATATCTATTCAAGTCCATATATGGTCTAGGTGCTTCAGAACTCTTGAATTTCATTGTATTATTTTCAGGCATAGAAAAAGCAGGCGTTGTATCTGCCTGCATATCAAAAGGAGTTGTTATTTTCAGCATTGATTCTTTCAATTTACTATACATACTCGAATTCATATCATAATCCACATTATAATTTGCAAGTATTTTAGCAGAGTAATCTGCAAATATTTCTTCAACAATTTCATCTTTGTATTTAGCTATTTCTGTAATAGACAATTCTTCTTCTAGACTTTCGCTAAATTTCATTATAACATTTGTTACATCGTCACTTTCTGCAAACTCGTCCATAATAGGTTTTATTTCTTTAGTGAAAATAGGGTTTGCACTTTGCCTTAAATGATGGAATAATTCGTGCGAGAAAATTACTTCTCTAGGTTCATCACCTAATTTATCTAAATAAACATCGTTTTCATATGCAAAGCCTAATTCAGAACCATTGCCATCTTTATAAAAATAAACATTCATTCCTAGTTCTTTGGCTTTTTCAACTATTTGTTTTTCGATATCTGTTTCAGCTTCTAGTCTGTTAAGTTTTGCTTGTCTTGCGATTTCTCTTCTTCTTGTCTTTCCCGTTTGCATTGCTCCCGTAATATTTCCTCTGCCATTTGATGTATTATTGCTCGCGCTTTGGGTGTTCTCAATCTCTCCCTGATTTCTTCCGAAGTCAATTCTCTTTTCTCCATAATTATCACCTCTATTTTCAGTATATCCCAATACTGTTCCTTTTTCAAGGTTATTGCTTAAAGTTACATCATTATTAACTGTTGGCAATGCCCCTCTTATACCTGCTGCAACACTAGTATTTACATTAGCATTTGTATTTATAGCAGGTAAAAGCTTAGATATTGTCATTGAAGTATTTGCAGCATTGCCCGTACTAGGCAATAGACTTTTAGCTCCTGTTCCTAGTACATTAGTATTAGACATAGAAGAACTTGTTAAATTAATTTGATTATTTACTTCATTCTTTAATAATCCAATTCCCTTATTCATTGATTCGATTGTTTTGCCTTGTCCTAGATATGTATTCTGTTCCATAGCTTTTTGCAAATCATCTAATTCTGATAGTATCTTGTTGAATTTATCCATCCTTTGCATTGGGTCGGTAGTCTTGAAAGCCTCTGCATATTGTGACTTGAATCTTTGTTCAAATTGTTTACTTGCTTCATTTAATTGTAATTTATTAGCTTTATTTATCTTTACACCTTTTACTGAATCGCCAATAAGTCCAAAGGCTGTATATACTCCTGCATTTAATAAAGTATCATTCCAAGTAGCTTTATCTTCATCTTCTAAAGGAATATTAGCCACTCTAGAACCTGTAACAGCTCCCCCAAAGTTAGCTAATCCCCTTGCTAAAATATTCGCAACTATGCTATTTTTTAATGCAGTATTTTTCAATACATTTTGTCCGACTTTCCCTAAAGCCTTACTTGCCATTCCTGTTGTTCCCATAAAAAGAGAATCTGAAGCTGCATTTCTAATTATACCTTCTGTATCTTCAAAATCAGCATAACCATCTATCGCTCCGCTTACTGCACCTGCAAGAAAAGGATTGCCTGTTATAGCTGAAAGTCCTACCATTTTGCCAATTCCACCTACAGCATTTCCTACACCTTCAGCTTTATTCATAGTATTTGAAGGCTCTGACCACCAAGTTCTATCTGCTTTATCATTCCAGAAAGCCTTATCTGCATTTTCCGCCTCTTCCTTTGTCATTCCTACTAATCTAGCACTAGCACCACTTACACCTAAACCTTTTTCAAGTCCGTGTGCAAATCCTGCTCCTATTTCTTGTACTTTTTGCCCTGCATCTTCTGCAATCATTTTAGCCTTACCTAGTACATTTGAATTATTATAAATATCATCCCTAGTCTTATAAGCACCAGAATATATTATTTTCTTAGAAAATCTATCATTGGCATTATAGTTTGGATTTATTTTATATTCTCCAGATAATAATAATTTCTTCTCTTCATCTGTAAAGGTTTGTCCTGATTGAGATATTTCTCTTTTTATTTTGCCAGTTTCATAATCACTAGAAAAAGTCTTGTTTTTATTTATTGCATTTTCTACAATGTCCTTTGCCCCTACTTTTACTTGTTTTACAGGCTCTAATCTTTTTTGAATCAAAACCTGTTGTTGTAATTTCTGTTTTTCCAGTTCTTCTTTTTCTTTCTTTTCTCTAACAGATTTAGCCACATAGCCATCAAGATATCCATTACTATCACGAGTTGTAGAAAATCCTTTCATATTTTTCTCCTTTCCTACGCTTTGGCATAGTCAAATAAAGCTTGTCCATAATCAACATTACTTGTATAGCTTGTTATGAATTTCTTAATATCCGCATCGCTATAGCCTTCATTACTCATTTCTCTTACAAAAGCTTCTGGTTTTACATTTAATTGTTTCATTATGGCAATACCATTGTCTATTGTTAAATCAGAATTTAGCAATAATCTTGCGCTCATTAGATTTTTTGTATTATCATCATATAAAGCGACTTTATTCCCTAAATCATCTTCTTGTGTTTGATTATTAGCCATTATTCCTTGTACCTCATCAAAAACTTGTTTGTATGTCATTGTATTTTTAGTACCTCCAGAACCTCCACCGCTATTTCTATTAGCAGCAAGACTATTAGTATTGTTTATATCCGCTTGTGTTGCTTTCAATTCAAGAGTTCTCTTTTGTTTAATATAATCTACAAGGCTATTAATTTGACCTACTGGAACGCCAAACAATGTTGCTGCCTCATTAGTATTAACAATTCCTCTATCCATTAAATCAATTATTCTATCTGCCTCTTCTTTCTGTTTTGCATCCTTTTGGTTCTTTTCATACCATTCATTCTCCCATGCCTGTTGTGCCATCTGGTCTGCATACTGTTTATCTCTAAACTCTTGACTATCAAGTACATCTGCTCTATTAGCATTAAATTCATTAGCCCATTGATTATATGCCTGTTGCTGTGCAAATAGCTGCTGCTGTGCTGCTAATGCCTGTTGATTATTTGCTAATACCTGTTCTACGGTTGATAAATCTCCTGTATTCTTCAAGTCTACAATAGCATTGTCAATCTCTTGTATTGCATTTGCCTTATTCTGATTGATATTATTAACATTATTTTGATAATTAGTACTTAGCCCTAAATTAGCAGTTTCAGTTGCTCCACCTGTTACACCTTGAGAAGCTAACTGTTGTGGTAATGCTTTTTTAGACATCATCATATTTACATATGCTTGTCTTGCATTATTATCTGCTGTTTGATTTATATTAGATTTTTGTGCTTCTAATCTTGCAGTACCCTGTTGAACTGCTAAAGCATTCTTTTGAGCAATAGAGTCGTTAAAAGAATCATACTGTTTTTGCACCTTATCAAGATAGTCATCCCATAACGAACTTTGATTATCTACTTCTGGTTTTTCTGCAATTGGTATCGGGACACGAGTGAACCCAGAACCATCCTCTCCACCGCTATATCCCAAAGATGCTCTATATGCTTCTGCTGCTTTATGAGCTTCTTCCATTCCTTTTGTATTACCTGCCGCTTTAGCTTCGTTATATATTCTTCCTTGTTCTGCAATTTTATCGTATATATCAGTATTGCTGTTTTTAGCAGTTGCATCAAAGTGTGTGCCTTTTGCTGTATATGCGTTTGTTACTGAGCTACTAGAATTATTTGATTTGTTTGAGTTGCTAGAACTACCAGAACCGCTAGAAGCTTTCTTTTTATATGCAGAACTTACCGCAGAACTTACTGCTTTTACTATTGAACCTAAAATACTCATCTTTTTACCTCCCTACTTTTTAGCATAATTGCCAACTGTAAACGTCTTAACTATTCTTAAAACTCCGAAACCTTCGTTTATCTCATCATTAATAATAAAAATCTGACATCTTTTGTATTTCTTTACCTTTTTCTTAAAGAAAATATCCTGTGGGCTTTCATTTGTGTTGAAAGTAAATCTGTCAAAGTCAATGTCATTCCAATCTAAAATATCCATTCTTCCGCTTCTTAAAAGTTTCTTATACTCTCCATCCTTAGATACGAATATCTTTGCCGATGACCTTGTATAAGGTTTAATTGTTACTAAACACCCTTTTTTAGTCATTGTTTTATACAAATGTGGACTACCATCATCATCGTTATTAGTTGCCCAACATGCTTCAATTGCTTTGCCATCATCATTGTATTTTGCACAATTACTGATATCTGTATTGAATTTGCATATCTTTCCGTCTTCTGTTCCAAAATATAACTCTCCATTTATACTTAACAAACATCTAGCAGGGATATTTGTCCAGTAATAACATTCATAGTTATAATCATTTGAAACGGTACTTCGTTCTTTGTATGATTTATTCTTGCCATCCAATACATAGGCTACATTGTTTACACATAGCACATAGAAACCATTCCATTCACAAGCTACTGCATTTTGCAAATTACCCTCTTTTGTCAAATAATTGTCTACAAAAAAAGAACGATTTCTTATCGTTCTCTCTGCTAGTATGTTATTTGAAGTTATAGCCTGTATACCGTGCCTAGATAAAAATAATGGCTCGTCTGCTAACATTCCAAAACAATACTTTGAAACTGCTCCTATACCTGCTATACCTTGTTCTATGCTAAACGTAACACTTCCATCGTCGTTTAATGTACCCCATCTTTGGAATACTGTTGAATCCTGTTGATTATCTTCCTTCAATATCATCTGATACTTACCAAGTCTTTGATATCCCATTATCGCTGTATCTGATGTACCGACAATAGAGTAATTCAAGTCTGGAAAATAGTTAGGCTTGAATATATCACTATACCAGTCATAAGCCTTATAATCAGGATTTCCGCTTAAGAATACCCTATTACTACCACCTAAACCATATAAGTCTGATATAGTACACTTGTTTATTCTATCAGCATATCCTGCTACTTCCTTTGTATAGGTAATAAACACATTGTCTTGTCCATTCACAATAGGCTTATATGCTTTTGTAAAAGTGATTTTCCCTGTTGTTAGATTTACTGTATAGTCTGTAGTTACAGCCAATGTTGTTTTTTCTCCGTTGGAATTAAGCACTTCTACTTTATCTACACTTTTTATATCATTAGCTGATAATTGATAATCTTTGTCCGTATCATTTCCTAAGAAACTTTCCATTCTTTTATTACCGATTAGATTAACCGACTCATAAACTGTACCGCCACCAGATGGATTTCTCGAAATAAGGATAGTAGGCACATAAGCATCATCTGCTACATTCTTTACATCTGTTCCATCATAACTTAAAAATTCTTTTCCTGTAAGTATGTAAATCTTACCTTTATCATCAGCTCCTCTCATAAAAAAGGCTGTTGACCTAGCATTATTTACATCACTTTTTATTACTTCAGTATTTACAGCAGAGAATTTATATATCTTCGTTCCTCCGTGCGCTATAAATGTCTTTTGACCGTTTATTTCTCCATACCATATACCGTTTATAGGTTGTTCTAATGTATGTAGTACACGCCAACCTGTGCGTTTCTCAGGCATACCTCCGATATCTGCTATTAAATTCGGAGCATAAGGGCTACGTGCTTTACTTACTAGCGAAGCATCCACGCTAAAATCTACACCCCTAAATTCAGCATATATAGTTGTATGTTTCGGTCTAGCTCTTTTAGGTGATATCTTAGCTGTTATCATAGGTCTACACCTCCAATAAAGCTCACCTTGTTGGATTTATTCATTTTATCCGTAATATTAGCTATTGCTAAATTGTATCTTTCAAAATATGTCTGATATAGTTCTGGTTCATCGTTGATACATATCTGGGCGCATACTCCGTGTATCATAGCTTCTTGACAATCTACATCAATTTCAAATTCATAATCTTCTGTTGTATCTGCATCTATATTAGATGGTATAGACTCATATAATACCTTGTATTCTCCATTAGGTATTATTATTACATCTGCAACTGAGTCATAATCCATTATTTCTCCGTTTTTATATATTCTTTTTATTACATAGCAGTCATCAGGTTTTTTATATTGCCCATCTTCGACTACTACATCTATTATCTTTTCTATTGGCTTACAAAACATTGCAAGTTCTTTTTGTATCGTATTAAATATGTCTGGGAGTTTGGTATTATAATCTTCTATGTTCTCTAAAGGATTTATATCTCCGCTTTCGTCCAATTCTATCATTATCTTTCTTTTAGCCTCTTCTAAAGTCACTCTTTATCCCTCCCTTTTAAATAAATTAGGGGAGGTTTCCCTCCCCATTAACTACTTATGTGCTTTAATTACATATAATTCTTTTGGTCTGATAACCTTTGCACCATATGTATTAAGTCCTTTAACGGCATCCATAAAGCTCTTTTCAGGGCTATATGCTTCTAATTTGTCAATACCATTGCAACAAGCAATAGCTTTAGAAGTCTTAATTATGATATGGTCGTCAGTACCATCGTTATAAAGTTGATTTGACATTTTAACAGTTGCAGAATTATAAAGACCCAAAACACCTTTAGCAATTAAGCTATCGTTTTGAGTCTTTAATTCGATTAATTTATCTTGGAATAAGATGTATAACCAAGCAGGTAGGTACATAGTAACTTTATCCTTAGTAGTAACACCGTTGTTCCATAAATATTCAAATGCAGCATCTATAGCTTTCTTAGCATTAGTACTTGTAGTAATAGCAGTACTTTCGCTTACTCCACCTTCTGCTGCTCCTAATGCTGCAATTTTAGCAATGTAAGCATCTTCTTTTTCTGCTAATCCTCTAGTAGTTTCCTCAGCTAATGCTTCCATCAAACCTTCTTTAGATTGTGCTTTGTCAATATTATCTACTCCATAGTTGAAGTAATCATATTGGTCGATGTTTAGGAAGATGCTGTTATCGTCTGGAGTTTCTGCTCCATCGATTTCAGTACCTGGAACGTAAGTTTTAATAGTAGGTCTACCTACTCCTAAAATCTTTACTTGTTTACCTTGTTTAGCTTCTCCTTCAAACTTATAATCACAGTCTGCCTTGAATGTTAATAGTTTTTCCTTTTCGTGTTGGATGTATTTACTCCATATTGTTTCTTTAAAATTTGCATAACTCATTTGTTATCCTCTCCTTTACCATTTTGTCATTGATTTTCTTATTTTTGCTAAAATATCTGGATTATCTAAATCCTTTGAATTACTTGCTATCATTGCATCTACTTCAGCCTCACTATAAAAAGTCTTGTCTCCTTTATCACTAGCATTGACTTTACCTATTTCAGGTGGAGGTGACTTTTTATTGCTAGAGTCAGCCTGTCGTATTGCCATAAAAGCATCTACTGCATCTACATTTGCAGTTATAAAATTAGAAAATCTCTCGCCTAGCTCGTCGAGAGACTTCACAGTTGGGTCGATTTTCTGAATCCTCTTCAAATCCTCATCCATCATTCTTTTAACTTCCATATCCCTGTAATACTCCAGTTCATCTTTAACGGCTTTTTCTTGCATATCTTTTGTTTCTTGTGCAATCCTTGCATTTCTGACTTCATCAACAGATTTACTAAAATAATGAGCTTCTGCTGCATCTGCTATATCATCTGCACTTTCACCTCTGAAATCATAAAGACCTAAAGATTTTGCCAATCTATCTCTTTCTTTAGTGATTTTGAGGTTATTTGCTTTCTCTGCTTCTAATGCTCTACGCATAGCTGCAAAGTCTGCATCCCTTTGTAGGTCTCTTTCTTTAGTTTCCTCTGTTGCAGGTGCGGTGACTTCCTGCTCTTTTACACCTGATTCTTGCACTACTTCTGATGGTTCAGCGACTTCCATCGTGTTTACGCTTTCATCAATATTTTCCATTGATACTCCTTTCAACTTTGGATTTTTGCGCTATTACCTGCGAATTTTTAAAACAAAAAAAGCAATATAGGTCTCTATATCACTTTTGTTTACTTAGTTAATTTAATGGCTGTGTTTATATCTTTCTGCTGCTCTTGAAGTTGCTTTCTTGCACTTGCCATCCTTGCTTTGTTTTTAAGAAGTTCTGCATAGGCTTTTAATGTTCTAGCATCATCTTCAGCTCTCCATCTCTTCTCTTCTTCACTCATCTTTATTGCTTTCATCTTCTGCACCTCCATATCCATAATTTTTACATCCTTTGTTCGGACATTTATAATTGAATATTTCCTTGTTATCAACTTCCTCTACACTATCTATAAACATTTCAGTTAGGCACTCCTTGCATTTCATTGTTCATACCTCCCCCTTGCATCATTTGTTGATATTGCTTAAGTTGTTCAAGTGCTTGTGCTAATGCTTCCTTTGTCTTGTCCTCTTTTATTTCTTGCCTTTTATCAACGATATCTTTTAGCTTTCCTTTAGGAGTTACAGCATCATCGTCTAGCACATCTATCATTTCTTCAAAAGTAATTGCTCCAGTTGTAAACAGATTTAATATAGCTTGTTCTTGTGCGAACTTACTAAATGGATTGTTTTGGCTTACGTCAATTCTTACATTTATCATTAATTGGTCTAAAACTTCTGGTTCTATTACCTCTATGACATCCTCTCCATTTTCGTCTTGTGTTTCCATCTTTAAGCCGTTCGGGTTGTACGCTTTCCATATCTCATACCACAAGACCGCTATATCCTCTACAAATTGTCTGTATCTTGCCACTTGTTCATTTAATGGTAATGCTGCTTGGTCTCTACTTGCTATAATAGCTGTACCTGATGCCTCTGTTGGGTCTACTGCTCCTGTTGCAGCATCTCCTGCACCTGCTAATTCTTTGGTAGATACTATCAATTCATCTGTAAAGTTCTTAGCATCTGGGCTTACACTTGTAGGATTAAGATATGTAATAAGGTTTTGTATGTTGTTTGCGTTTGCATCTCTTACGCCTATCTTTGCTCCAATCAAATCAATTTGACTTGGGTCTGATATAGCATTTTCCATATATGCTATCTTAGGATATGCACATTGTTTTATTGCTATTGCCCTTCTAGCTAATGTTTTGTTTAATTCAATCTGGTTAGGTATCAAATATTCAACCTCTCCACATCCTCTGGCACTACCTTTTTTGTCATCCCATATGAAATTGACTATTGGATAATATGTAAGTCCTTGTCCTGTTTCTTCCTCATTTAGCTTTACAACGATTTTCTCATCTGGTTTATATACAACTGCCGATGTACTCTTTGCAAAGTGTATAAAACCATCCTCGCCCTTATACATATATAATATAGATGTGCATTTACCGTCATCTTGTGCATAATTGACTTCTTGTTTGTTTCCTAGCTGATTTTCTGTCTTTGTATCTGCAACGATTAAATCTATTTTATCTTTACTTATGCCGTTTCTTTTGGCTTCTTTTCTTACATCGCTTACAAATAACCTCTCAACTATTAAGATGTATTTTTGCTCCTGTATGTTTGGATTCTGTTCGTCTGAAAGCAATACATTTACATTATCAAGTATCTGTCCTTTCGATACGTCAGCTCCTCCGAAATATATGTAACTATCAGCACCAATGCAGGCATCTTTTATAACATTCCACGAGTTTTTATCCATCTTTGCTCTTTCCCACATTACTTGGAAATGTCTGTTTAATGCTTCACAGGCTTTAATAGCCATTTCATTATGTTCTCCAATAGGATTATATACAGCACTCATTGTATTTTGTGCCACAGTTGCTACCTTGTATTTGACTATACCTTTTATGAAGTTCAGCATAGGTAAATCCTCGCCACCGCTTTTTACTCCGTGCCATTGGTCGCCGTTATACATACGATGGCATTTATCAGTTTTGCCTACTAAATTTATCTGATTGATATAGTCAATACCTTTCTGATACAACTGCCATATATTAGTACAAGTTATCTCTTTCACGATTTAACCTCCTTCTGTCCATATTCGTCTCCGTTGTAGTTGTCTATGTTGTCCATTATTGTCTGCATCCTCTCGACTTGTTTCTTTTGTTCTTTTGTTAGCTTTGGTGGTTTCTTAAATATCTTTGCTTTTACAGGTTTAGGCTCTGTATTGCCTATCTGCATATATACCTTTAATATGCACAAAAAAAGCAACC